AAGGGGGGACAGTAAGAGTTAGGCGAGCAACTGCGGGGGTCCCCAGACGCCGCATGGCGCCAAGGAAGGGACCCAACCACTCGATTAGAATGGACTGGGGTAACTGATTGGCCCAAAACAGGAACTCACCTTGAGCAAATGCCTGTCCCTCAAGCAAAGCGGCAAGGGGGTTACCAGCGGAGAAGTCATTGAGCGTTTGTCCAGACGCTTGATACACACGCTGCGACGCTGCCTGGACTAACTCTGCCTCGTTGCGGGGGTCGATGCTTACTGATGGTAATGGTGCGTATCTCGCCACGTAGAAACCTCCTTACAGCGGGCAGATGGTGTCAGAATTACCAGCTCCGACGCTGTAGTTCTGGCAAGCGGGGTTAGATGCAGAATAGTAAACGCCGTTATCAACCTCTAAAGTCTCAAACAGATCCGTCACCCACTGCTCCAGGATGTCCTTGGTGATGATGTCAGCACCATCAAGAGAGGCGAATTTAATGGGCACTGTCGGGGTGGGGGCCCCGCCGGCATAGTTATATTTGTCGTTCGTTGTGTAACTCTTTGGGGCATTCTCCCGGATGTTTGCCGGGTTGCCCGCTTGTAGGGGGTCATACCCGAAATTCCACATTCCACTAACAACTTTATCGCCACTGATGGGAGCTCCACTGAGCAATAGCCCGTTGTTATCGAGTTCAGGTTGATCGGTGGTTAGCGTTACATACGCAGCATCCAGACCGTTCGGACCGGTGCGAACGAGCGAGTTGAGGCCGAGCGGGGCGTAGTGCCAGTCTAAATCTTGACCGTCGAAATAGATTTGCTGGGCGCCGTTGAGCCACTGGCTTGTGACGATGACTCCACTTGAAAATGTCGTTTTTGCCATACGACTGATAACTATCCCACGTTATGATGGTTTTACCCTACCTACAAAAAGACCCCCGCCGAAGCGAGGGTTGTAGGAGTTAGGCAGAGACCTATCAGGTTCTCTCAAAGTAGTTGACTGTAAACTCACACTCGATAGTCTGCACATCGCCGCTTTCGCGATCTACGTCAGCAGTCGTGATGCTCACAAACTGACATTCGTAGCAAATGTACTGACCACCGGCAGGGGCAGAGCCTTCACCGGAACAGTCACGAGGGGTAACTGTGATGGTGATGGGATTACAGTTGTAATCCAGCCAAAACTGTTCGAGGGTTTTAAAGATTGTTGGATCGTAGGGGGCAGTCAAAGTTACATTGTCTGCTGTCCGAGGTCCAACAACGTGGAACAGGCGGTTACCTGTGCCATTAGCGTAGGTGCTGCTATCTGAGGAATCATTGATTCCGCTAAACTGAGTGAACACCGCTGTAAAAGTCGGTCCACCGATCGCAGTGAAGCTTACTTCATACTGCGCCTTAGTCAATGGGCGAAGAATAGCCATGATAACACCTCCTTAGTGTCCTAAATCAGGACAGAATGTCGGTGATCATTGCGCCAGAACCGATAACACCAGTAGCACCCAGACCCACAAGGTTAACCACACGCTCAACGGTGATTTCAGCGCGAACAACACGACGCTCACGGATGTAGTATTCAGGGCGAACGGCGGGGGTGCCGGTCAGCTGGTAGGTGTAAGCGAAAGCGGGGGTAGCAGCATTAGCGCCACCAGCAGGCATAACGGAGTCAGAAGGACCGTTGGGGCTGTAGAACAGCAGGATTCCGTTCTCAGGGAACACGGGCTGCAGGCTACCGTCGGTGGCCAGATAACGACCCTCAGCCACGCGCAGACCGCGCTCGAGACCGAAGTAGCGAGCCAGCATGTCGGTGTCGATGCTGTCGGCGGTGGTGTACTTGATACGCTCAAGGATCGCCTGGTTGGTCAGCAGTTGGTCGAACACGGCGGTTCCAACAACCATTGAGTTGGGGCGGATACCGATCTGGTTGGCGACCGAGCGCTTCAGGGTCAGAACGTCTTCGATCGGGTTCGAGGTCAGCGAAGACCAGGCCGAAGGACCGGAGGCGGTGCCGTAGGCAGTGTTAAAGGTAGTCCAGCTGGTGAAGCCCAGACCGTCTTGGAGACCAGCGCCAGTGTTGGGCTCGTAGGGGTTGTAAGTACCGGTTACGGTGACAGCCTGAGAAACGGTGTACTCATAGGCGTTCATCAGGCGGGACATGGCGTTGCGAGTTTCGATCGCACGCAGGTCTACCTGAGCGGGGCCTTCACCGGCGTTCTCGATGACTTCTTCGGGCAGTTCCCAAGCCACAACTTCCTGCTCCAGAGCATAAGGCTCTGAATCGTAACGTGATTGCACGTAAGGAATGTTGGTGCCGTATGCACGACGGAAGTCGTTGATGGCGAACTGCTCTTTGCCGAAGCGCAGAATGCGGCCGGCACGAGTCGGGGTGTCAACAACGGGAGCAATAAAGTTGGCGATATTGGTCGCCGGCAACATGAAACCTTGAGCCAGTGTAGTCAGAATCGGATCTACACCAGCATAGGTTTGCTGGAGGTTCATCATGGGAGGGAGTCTCCGAAATTAATTTTTGTCTTCAAATGGTTGCAACCAGGGCTGGGGCTTACACCGTCTAACGATTGCCCAGCCTATGTTAGTTAGCGTGAACTATTTTCCAACCGTTTACTCTTTCTCTTTTACCTTTCACTAAATCGTATACCCCGGAGTAGTGTAAACCGGTCTGACGGCTGGCTTCACGTAGGCTGTAGCACTCGAAAGTTTCCCCGGTAAGCGTATTGGTAACTAGGACCCGATGGCTTATCTTGGGGGCGCCTTTACGGCCGTTTTCTCGGCAGGAGGTAAGTTTCCTTTCGGACTTGACCTTACCGCCACGGCTTCCGTACTCGGCTCTCGCTTCAGAGTTGAGGTTGAAGGGAAAAGAGCCTGTTGGGTGAGCGTTAGCTAGATTGGCGAAAGCAGGGTTGTTGGCTACATCGTAAAACTGATGTAGCTTTATCTCTGCTTCACACGCTTCTTCTCGAGTTTCGTAAAACTCTAGAATGTCTTTCCCAACCGGAGTAAAGGTGGGGTCGGTGTAGCTACCAAGGTAACCGTCGTCGAGGTTCTCTGTCGAGTGAACCCCAATGTAGTTCCGACCCCAAGCTTCGTAAGAGTTGTAAACGAAATGGTACATAGTTTAGCAAGAGTTGAGCTATTATAGCTAAAACTCAAGCGAAGGAAACGAGCACCAGGCGACGACCGCCGATGGTTACGTTCTCGCGGATCAGGGGCTGAGTGCCATCCAGGCTCACGGGGGTGCCAGCCGCAGTGGCTTGACCCAGTCCGTTAACCTGCAGTTGGCTGTTCAGGCCGATGGCGGCCGAAGCGGGATCCACTTCAACCAGCAGAAGACCGGAAGTAGCCACGGTCAGCTGGCGGGCGGTGTAGGGTTGAGCCAGGGCGGTAGGCATGTAGGCCTGGTTGATACCGCAGATGTTCGTAGGCTGAATAGTGAAGTATACGCCGGGAGCGGCATAGTTAGGGCCAGCCCAAGTGGCATAGCTCACAGCACGAAGTTCGCCAACTTCAACGACACCGATGGTGCCTGCTTGATCGTTGGTAGGGGCTTCCCAGGTTTCTGCGTAGCGGATGTATTGACGCCCATAAATTGGGGCAGAGTTTGTCGCCATGTTTTTATCTCAGTAGATGGACTTCAAGAGTGTTTCGACAGTATATGTCGTGAAAGATTTGACAAGTTGCAAGATATACCGCAGTGCGGACACTGAGTGTAAGTCCGCTTATGCTTGCCATGAGGTAGTTTCCCAGGGACATAACCCTCTCCAGGGCATGTATAAGACCTTTTGTTGTTTAGTCCGTTATTCCACCAAGGTTTTTGACCAAGTTGCTGAGCAGTTGCTGCGGCAACTTCCTTGGTTCTGACGGTGGCAGGTGCTTTACCACCCTTCTTTCCGGCGTTGGAGTGATGTTCAGGGTTTTGACGCCTAAACTCTTGCCTCGCTTGAGATGTCGCTTCGGCGTGAGTTATTTGACCCTCGAGTGCCTCGTAAGCGATTTTGTCCCACTTGTCTCCAGTCTCTTCGTACCGGAGTCTGTGTAAGAAGGCATGCATCGCAACATTGACTCTCACCAGATTACTCGGGTCGTCAGTCCCGCCAGCATGTTTGGGGACGAGATGATGTGTGTGGTAGTTGATTTTCATACCGCTATTTTACCCTAACGGCAACTAACGGTACTCAATGCCACATCTGCATCGGTCGTAACAACGGCAACCTTTACCGGGCATCGGCAGTTCGCCGATTGGTGCCCAACCTTGCTCACCATAGTTCTTGCAATCAATGCAAGTTCTTTTGTCCATTCGGGACACCCGTCGCATTTCTTTGTAACCCAAGTCTTGGGCTACCATGTACTCGCCGAGCGAGTAGAAAGCGAAAGTAGGAGTAGCAAGGTAACGAGAAACTCGTTCCGCAAGGGAAGGCCAGGTTCGGCCTTGTGCTCTCTGCTGTGTGGCTTCCTGGATTCCTTCCTCTTCGGGATTGATTCCTTCGAGTGCATCAGCATCAAGATCGATTGCTCCGGGAACCGCACCGAGCAGATTGTAGTCAGCGAAGTCTACGGTCTGGTCTCCGAGGCGTAATACGCCGGAATCAATATACTCTCTGGTCTCTGCCAGGAATGCCATAAGAGGTGGCAACATGTCCCCTACGATAATGGGCCACGCTTTTTCCATCCTCTCGTTGGGTTTATTATCTTTGGAACCCAGGTAAACTGAAGCTAGAGCGGAGGTCAGCGTCTTATCTAATACGGTACGCTCGTACTCATTCCACTTCATGAGTTTATCTCTGAGACCTTTCACAAGACCGAGAGATTCTGCCCTCATCCTTTCTTCAAGACGAGGTTGCCCTTTGTATTTTCGAGCGAGGTCACGGGCTTGTTGGAAATAGTCTGCCCTTCGCTTGGTGGCCATGCCAATAAGAGAAAGGAGGTCCACAGCTTATTTGTATAGCTTACCTCGTGGTTTTACCCCACTTTCACCTTGGCGGCTGGATCCCACCCATTTGCCTTATTATGCAACGCAACGCTACAGGCCCTTCCCTTGAAGCCATCCACAGTGGACTCCCACACTTGAGAGTTCATTTTTGACGCTCCTTTTTTCTTGTCCTCCCGACCCTTCTCGGAGTTTATGTATAAGGGGTCGTGGATAGCCAGCCCAGATTCTACTATGACCTTGCCCCCTCTTTTTCCACCTTTTCTACAGTCTTCGGATTTTTTCGATGATGCTACATAGTTAGGGTCGTGTATTCCCAACCCGAAGTCCATGATCTTTTTTGCCCCCTTTTGCCCATCTTGTGTCATTTGTTCGGGCGTTCTGCCACATACCCCCACCCGCAACTCTGCCGTTCTGGTGCCACCTTTTCTGCCATCTTCAGACATCTTTTGTTCGTCTCTCTCACACACTCCCGTGCCATCGTGCCACACGTTGCTGTGGAACCAGGGGCTACATACGTATAGATTGGACGGGTCATTAGTCCCTCCGTGGGATTGCCGAATCCGGTGATGGACGTGCTTTCCCTTCATCTGCTCGCTGGTCAATCCCCAGTTTTCACGAGCTATGGTTCGATACGGCCTCGTATCCACCTTTACAATAGAGACACTTCTGTCCATACAAAAAATCCTCTGGAAGATTATACCCCCAGAGGACATTAGTAAACCGTTTTCAGTTAAATCAGGAAGAGAACATCGTACGCTTCAAACACTCGACGTAATCAAGCTCCCCGTTAGACTCCTCAACCATCTTCAAAGCACGAGCGTGCGGATCCAGATCTTCCATTTCGGAATACTGGAAAGTACCACCAGCAACTTCACCGAAAGAAACCATCGGGGGCAGCTTGCTCAGCAGGCTCAGGAGCTTGGTGGCGGCAGTTTCGCCCTCAGAGAACTCCAGAGTGCCGAACTCAAGACCCTCGCAGTAGCTGATCAGCTCTTGCTCAGGCATG